AAGTCCCCGTCACTCGCTGTGGTCTCCCCTTACGGGGCACCTATGCCGCATATTGCTCCCTCCGGGCGGAGCCGAAGCCCCGCCCATCAGGTAAAGAAGGGGGAAAAGAAAAAGAATGGAGATGCAGAGTTCGCCCCTGCATCTCCCATGATAAAGTGCGTTTTTTCAATTTTTCCACTTTTAAGTGGAATTTTCAAAAATTATTTTTCGGCAACATCTACCACGCAGGGATAGTCCGTCCTGCCCATCAGATAGTCCACCGACACGCCGAATTCATCCGCTATACTCTTCAGCGCATCCATCGTCGGCTTCGCCGTCCCCAGCTCGTACCGGCGTATAGCATCTGAATTCAGCCCACAGCGCTCCGACAGCACATACCGCTTCAGCCTCTTTCTCTCCCGCAGCTTTCTCAGCCGTTCCGGGAATTCGCTCATGTCAGCACCTCCTCCGGGAAGAACGTCTCCCGCACCCCGCCGCACTCCGCCACGATGTACCGCCCCTTCGGATGCACATACACCACCGTCGCCTTGCGCACAGGGGACAGATTGTCCTTTGTCGCCCCGGCACCGGGGAACGGCTCCGGCATCGTCAGAAACCGCGCACGCACGATATCACCCTTCTGCATTGGCTCCGTCCTTTCGTTCACCGTAGGAACAGAAGTCCTCCGGCTTGCGCTTCTGCCATGCCACTGAGTGTACGTTGCCGTCCGAGTAAATTTTCAGGCATACGCCCAGATCGTAATGCTTGCAGTCCTTGCACCGCACCACCTCTACCGCGTCCAACGTCCGCGCATTGCCTTTAACTCCGCCTCCCGCCGCTTGCCACACTAGCGACTTGTATGATATGCCGCACTTGCTGCACGTTATCCATCTCTCCCCCGGCTTCTGCGCGTCCGGATAGCGTACCGGGCTTTGGCTTTCCGGCGTACCGCACAGCGGGCAGCGTACCTCATATCCCTCTGCGTATTTCAGCGTGATCTCCGCCATCGCTCCGTACCTCCTCAATAATCCGTGACCACGACCGGCAGCCGCCTGAATGGGTCAAACACCACCTTATCAACCTCGAATGGTTTTACATCGTCGTACAGCTGGCCGAACCTCTTAATAGCCTGTTTCTTTGTCCAGCAGAAGCAGTATGCTACATCGTCTGTAAATTCGTGGCCCTCCATTTGTGCAGCGCGGGTGAATATCCAACAGAACATTACTCCGCGCCCTTCTTTCTCTCGCCGTAGGAGCAGAAATCATCCGGCTCTACACACACCGCCTCGCCGGAATACCCGCGGGCATTTGTCTTTGGCTCCGTATGTAGGTAACACAAACCGTTTGGGTAGTTGCGATAGTGCTTGCAGCCCTTGCACCGTACCACCGGCACGGCATCGACCTCCTCTGTCAATGCGAGATACGCAAGTGCAAGCGGTCTGCTGTGGTGAAGCAGCGCTTCTTTTGTCATGTACTGCGCGATTTGTTCGATGACTGCAACGGCTTCCGCTTTCAGATCCGCGCCGTCTGAAAGGTCATTCGTATAGTGCATAAGTTCGTTTCGCAAATTATACACGATCGTCACCTCCGTCCATCTTCGCCAGCTCCACAAACCCAAGAACCGTGTCCACAATCGCCTTGTCAATTCGCGCCTGCAAACTGCATCTGTTTTCGCAAACAACAGGCATTTCAGATAGAGACTTGTTATAATAGGCTGTCTTACGGACGACCCACTTACCGTCCCAAAAATCGATAGAATAGCCGCTGGATTTCGCCCCCTCCATCTCTGCTGACTTTGCAGCGCCAGTTTTCACAAAGTAGCTTTCCCGCGTCACCCACGGCTTTTTGTAGATTTTCATTCCACACCGTCCATTTTCGCACCGCAGTTGGGGCAGTAATTAAGCCTGTCGTTAAAAGGGTGACCATCAATGTATTCAGCCATTGGCTTATCCTCCCTCGTGGCAATATCCGTTTTCGTCCGTGTTCTTTCTCCAATAGGTGCAGTGCAGGACATTTCCGATCACCACTGATTGATAGCAGTCCTTGCAGCGCACCACCGGGGTAACATCAGCGGTGGGGATTGCGCTTACTCGTTTTGCTGCCTTTTCAAGACGTTTTTTAATGCACTCACAGTCGGCGCTTCTGCTCATGGCCTCCAAAATGCCAACGGTGGCGTTTTTATCAATGTATTCAGCCATTGTCAGCCCTCCTATTCCATGCTTCGATTGCTCCACTTTCTTGCCAAAAACCTGATATTTCAGCGCCACAATTATTGCAAGTAACAAACCAACATGGTGTTTCTTGATGACCTAAATCATAGATTTCTATTCGGTCACCGCCACAGAACGGGCACGGTTTCAGGTCAGCCATCACTCCACCTCCTGCATCCAGAACTCGCGGCGACAATCGGAGCACCCCTGGCGCAAACAATCGGCGGTAACCCGTATATCCGCAGAAATACGCTTAGGGCACAGGATCAAAAGCCCGGTGTTATCAATATCAGCCTGAGGATACTGCTCCAAAAACACGCTCTGCCGTGTCTTGCACGGGTGTGCAGCAGACCACTCCTCGACGACCCTCACCACTTCTCCCGCTGTTTCCTGCGATTGCTCCTCCACATTTACCGTGCAAAAGTCAGTCATAAATGCAGGACATTCCTCACAGCCAGAAAATTTGCCGCACATACGCAGATATTCCTTTACAAACTTAATAGCATCCATCACATTTCCCTCCATCTGCACCCGTCACAGGCGCCATCGTGTGCGTGTTTGTACTTCCCGCAGTATTGGCATAGCTCGTTCTTTATGGTGTGTAATTCTTCTTTAAGCCGCAAAACCCTGTTTGTTTTCGACGCAGCCATGTCAAGCAATTCCTTGATGTCTCCCGGCGTCAGCCCCGTGTCCTCGTAGGCTGTGTCAGTCGTTCCATTGTTTTCCTCCTTCACCGCCACAGCCTTTGCCAGCTGTGCCATGCCCTGCTTCATGTCCTCTATCTGCTTATCCCGCCGTGCAATGGCGTCCTTCAGGCTGTCGTTGGCTTTCATCAGTGCCTCGATGTGCCGCTGCTGGTTCTCAATCAGGTCAGCGGCGTAGCCCGTCGTTTCCCCGATACATTTCGCGTCTTCTACGGCAAAAATTTCATCATATGGGCATCCTTCGCAACTGTCTCCCGCGCAGCACCGCAGCGCGGTCACGATCTCGTCTCTTGTCATGTCGTTCCTCCTTATCCCAGCTCGCACGTCATCATGCCACCTTCGCAAATGTCCACGATGTGTTCGCACAGGGCGGTAGGGATCTTTGACCTTTCCATACTGTTCTTCTGCGCACTTGTTCCACCACGGGGAAGGATGATACCCATTTGCTTTGCCTCCCTGATGGTTGCCCCTCTTGGGCTTCTTTCGTGGCATGGATCACCGTTTTTGCAAATCGGCTTAAACTGCGGATCAGGATGGTTTGTCCAGATGTCCGTCGGCTTCATTCGCGTATCTCCGTACTGGCAGTACGTGACCGTATACCGCGGCAAGCCCTGCATCCACGTCATCTTCCGCATGCCTCCCCTCGGGTTCTCGATAAACCAATACACGGGTGACAACGCCAAGATCAACCGAAGAACGTGCTGGTCTACCTTGTCGCAGAACTTCGCATACTCGCTTACAGGGTCAAGGTTCCCTGTTTCTTCGTTTTTGCGCCGGTGGTGGCTTATCGCCGCGATGGAAAACGTTGCGCAATCCGGACTGGCCCATATCACGTCCGGTCTGCCAAACTCCCGGATAATGTCAGCGGCTGTAACAGTCATAATATCTGCGTACAAGTCGATGTTTTCAAACCGCTTGTCCCATTCGATGGAAAACACTTCGTGCCCACGCGCTTCAAACGCTTTGCCAATGCTCCGTGTCCCGGCAAATAACTCCAAAACTTTCATATCAATCTCCAAACACCACGCCGCACTCGTCCTTCAGCACGTCCTTGATGTGCTTGCGCTTGATGCGGCCCTCGTTGATCTCCTCCGCCAGTTTCTCCAGGCACTCGTACAGATACGCGATGCTCTGCGTGTCCCGGCTGTCCGCTGTCTCCTCTTGGACGTGCCAGCCGCATTTGTCCATCAGCACCATTGCCACCATGTCCATGTTCTCCCGTGTGCCTTGCAGCTTGCCACGCATAAAGATGCGGTCGTCCCTGCTCAAATGCTGCTTGCCCATATCAATACCTCACTCCTATGTAGTCCAGCACCCGCGCATAGCCAAGACCGTCTTTCGTGGGTTTCCACAGCCCATCCGTGTCGAACGCCCCACCGCCGATGCAGAACTGGTAGTGCTTCGGGTGCGTGCGCCTCATGTGCTGAAATCGGTTTTCGCCCTTTTCGAGATGTGCCCCAAAGCCGCAGAACATACACCCCGTCCTCTGGCATCCCGTGCAGTGCAGCTTGCAGTCGATCAGCGTCGCATCGTAGTCGTTCTCGCCGTCGCTGGCCACGATGTCGCCGTACACGCTGGCGTAGGGGAGTTGGTGGTCTACAATGAACCGCAGCACATCCTGCTCCATCCAGAAACTCATGGGCTTAGATAATGGACGCCTTCCCTCAAAAGCGTTGCAGCCGGTTTCGCGCCATTTTTGCATACGCAGCAGACTTTCCTCTGCCATTGTTGCCGTCGTGGGTTTGACATTCGCTCGGTGCTCATAGCTCTTTGACGGGGACTTTTTCATAATTTCACAGCACCTGTCTGATATGAGAAATGGAGCCGAAAGCAAATACTCCCACTTTTCACAGTTGTACATACTCTTTTCCCCATCGGCGCGTAAGACTTCCCCACGCAATAGCTTCATGCTTCGGCTATCTGGTGAACGCCGCGCGGTTTCTATCCGGTGCGCTACATCTTTGCCGATGATGCTGTACCCGTACTTCGTCACCACCTGCCAGATGTTCATCTTCGGCCGCGTACGGTGAAGGTTTACGGTCACGCGGGGGAACTCCCTCCGCAGCCAGTCGGCGTACTCATTGACGAACTTCTGTATCTCCGGGTACTCCAGCCCCGTGTTCACAAACACCAGATTTAGCTCCCAGGGCGGTGTCCTGAAGCTTGACAGGTACCGAGCCGCCAGATACGCCAGCACCGTGCTGTCCTTTCCGCCGGAGAAGCTGACGTAGCACTGTCCGCCCCATGCGGTGTACCACTCGTCCAGCTTTTCGTAGGTCAGTATCTCCTTGTCCTGTACGTCCAGCGCCATCAGTTTCCTTGCCGCCTCATTCGTCAGCGGCTGGTTTGTGCGCTCCACGTCACACCTCCCGGATGGCAAACCCGTACCTACTGCGGAACAGCTTTGCTTTCATGGAAAACACCCTATACGCAGCGCTACTCGGATCTTTATACCCCTTCACGTCCTCCACCACCGGCAACCAGTACCGCTGGCCGTAGCTGTCAGGAGCCGTTCTGCGCTCGTAAACGAAGTCCGCGATGTAGTCGATACTTTTCACCGGGTCGCCCTCAAACGTTATGTACGCCTCTTGCAAGCAGTACCGCACCTGTAATTTGAGGCCCCGTATCTCCCCGGCCTTTTGCAGCAGCATCAGCGCATCGTAGCGCTCCGCCTCCTTCTTGCTGTCAAAGGTCAGCTTGCCGCGCCGCGTCTTCTGTGCCTTGTACTTCCCCTGCTTCTGCATCTTCTCCATGACCTGCTTCTGTGCCGCAGGCCCCAGCCGCATCAGATCCTCACTGTTCATCCAACAACCCTCTTTTCTCCAGTCCGCGCCTACTCATGGTGTAGCGCTTGACCGTCGTCATTTTCTGCGCTTTTCCGCAGCGCTGGCACACGCCCTGCGCCCAGCCGTGGAACGCTGGCTCGATGATGTAATCCTCCGCCATCTCCTGCAAACAGGTCACGCACAGCCGCGCTCTGGCCACGCGCCAGATGCCTTTATCCATCCAGCGCCTCCTTGGCCTCCTGCCACGTCATCCCGTGTTCCCTTGCATAGCGGGAGATACGTCCCCACTTGTGTTCCTTGTTGATGTAGTCCCGCATCCAAGCAAAACGCTCCATCGTATCCTGTGCCTGTTCTTCCTGCGCCTGCTCCTCCTGCGGCTCAATGCCCATCGTGATATCCGCCACATCGGGAAAAAATTTATTGCGTCTGGCATAGGCGACGGCGGCGGCTCTTACGTCCGCGTAGCTGTAAGGCTCTAAAGCGATCTCCCACGCCAGCTTCATTTTTGCCGTGACCTGCTTGTTCGGCCAGAACTGCGAAAACAGGGTAAAAAGCTTCTCGACTTCGCTTCTGTCCATTTCTTCCTCCTCCGGTAGTACATACTCCCGCCGCCGTAATATATAACATTCGTTCTCTTACTCTCCCTCTCCCTCTTACTCTCTCTCTTTCTCCCCCTCTTTCTCCTTGCGCCTTTGTTGCGCGTTTGTTATCCGTTTGTTATCCGTTTGATTCTGATTTGTTCTGGCGGTTGGCGGCTTTATTTCTGCCGCTGTCCAGTGTGGGGCGAATCAAATTAAACGCGACACTGGCGGCGGGGGAGAGACTGCTGGACGGCTCCGTTTCGTTCAGCGCATAGTCGCAGATCGCCAGAAGAATCTCCGCCTGCTGCTTTTTGGGGAGAGGCTGTATCGCATCCCAGTAGGAGCTGTAAAACGTGAATTGTTTGCGCTTCACACCGCCTCACTCCTTCTTCATCGCCCCGATGACGTAAACGCCGCGCTCCTTGTCCAACGCCACCTGTACGGTGTAGTCCGTCAGGCCTTTTGCCACCAGCGTCGCGGGTATCTCCAGGTGATAGCCCCACAGCACGCCGCAGTCCTCGCGCTTTTCGCCAAACTGTACGGCGCAGGCGGCGTAGTGAGCGTCTACCATGTCACTAAAGGCTTTAATAGCCTCGTCCGCCTCCGCCAGCCGTTCCCGCTGCCGCTGTACCACGTTCTGCAAATGCGTGTTCTGCCTACGCAGCGCCTTGATCTCTTCCTGCATCTTGCCCATTCACGTCACCCCCTTAGAAAGGCAGATCGCTGTCATCCTCGTCCATCTCCACGGACTGGCTATTGCCGCCCGTCCGAGGAAACGTGACCTTCGCGTCCGTGTCCTTCCAGCTGTCGCCAAAATACATATTGTCCGCCACGATCTCGGCGCTTCTGCGGTTGTTGCCGTTCTTGTCCTGCCAGTCACGCATTTGCAGCCGGCCCTCCACCACCGCCATGCGGCCTTTGGTGAAATACCTGGAAGCAAACTCCGCCGTACCGCGCCACGCCACAATGTCGATGAAGTCCGTGTCCTTGGTCCCGTCTGCGTTCTTAAAGTCCCGGTCTACCGCCAGGGCAAAACTGGCAACGGCGGTGCCGTTCTGTGTCCTGCGCAACTCCGGATCGCGGGTCAACCGACCCATAATGAAAATCTTGTTCAGCATATCAAATCTCCTTATAAGTAACTTTTTCCGAATTCTCGCCGGAAGTCCTCTTCCGTCCATCCCTGTTCCTGCATGGCCTTGAGCTGTCCGTACCGCTGCAGCTGCTTCATGGTCGTTGCGTTGTTGTGTACGGCACGCCTGCCGAAGATGTGGCACCGGTTATGGCACAGATACACCACCAGGCCGTACTTCTCACTTTTCTTCCGGTTTGCCGTGCCGGGGAATATGTGGTGGCGATCCAGCGGATCCGTCCCGCCGGTCGCCCCGCACAAAAAGCATCTCTTACTCTCCATGCGCTTCCTCCGTCCCGTCCCACTCATATTCCGGGCAGCTGTGAATGGCGTAGCTGCGCATGATACCCGCCTTGCGGCCTCCTTTTTTCTTCACCGTAGGCGTAGCGTCCCATCCTGGCACCGGCTCCGGGCCTTTCCTCGACCAGCTACAGTCGCCGTAGCACTTCTTGCACGTCCAGCAGGGCTGTATGTGCAGCTTGTTCATACGCTCACCTCTCCCCACCGGTTCACCAGCGCGTCCAGCTCTTCCGGCGTCATCGTCTCAATACCTACCGCCTTACAATCCTCCACGACGGCATCTATCAGGCGCGACATCTGCTCCGTGTCGTAGGTGCTGCTTCCGTACCATACTGTCACGTTCACGCAGCCCTTTAGCTTGCTTGCGCCCTTGTCGGCCATCCAGCCGATGCCGTTACGCTCCCAGCCCTTACAAAACGCATCCGCCGCCTTTTCCCGCAGGCACAGCACCTCGCTCACGCCTCCGATGTTCCGTATCTCCTGCCGGTACACCTCTTGCTTGGAGATGCCGTAGTGTGCCGCCAGCCTGTCCAGCAACACCCAGCAATAGGCATTGGCATCCAGGCTCCGGCCTTTGCCCTTGATGGTCACGTTGTACTCCTTGCCAGGCTTCAGCGCGTCGCACACGTCCATCGCGGTCTGCGGCGACTTCACACGCAGCGCCAGCCACGCGCCATCACTGTCCTGCTGCCACCGTGCGCCATCGACTGTCACCTGCTGCATAATTCTTCCTCCTGCGGGCAATGCCCTGTTCGTAGGCATTTTGCCAAATACCTAAGACGAGGTAGGTAACACCCCTCGACCCAATCCGCGTCATAATCAACCTTGTGCTGTGTCAACCTGTTTTCGTCTATTGGCAGAAAAAAATTAAACAATTCGTCTTCTGTAACGCGGTATGCCACAATCCTGCAAAACTTTCTCTTTCGGAACAACCCGCATCCGCTGGCAAACATCTCCACCTGGCACTGCTGCCAATACGCTTTCGTAACTTTGAATACAGGTTTGCTATGCGTTTTCACTTCGGTAATGAGTTGTCTGCTTTCCCCGTCATAGTTCACGCGCAAACGTAGCGAACGAATGCGTATCTGCCTGTCTCGTGTCTTTACATGCAGCGCATCAAGTATCTTGTGCTCGTAAGCCGTTCCGCATTGCATTGACGGTGTGACAAACCTGTCTTTTCTAACACCCAGCTTCACCAGCCACCATCTGCGGAATGTATCTGTATTCCAGTTCCCCATGATGGTGGCGGTGTCGCTTGCGCCAAACCAACCGCTTCTGTCGTGGTTTCGTATCATAGCTTACTCACAGCCTTTTCAAGCGCGTCCAGCTTTGCAAAATAGCCCATCAACTGCACAAGCTGTTTTTCGTTGATCCCAAGTCCCCGAAGCAGGTCGTTGTGGTCAAGCCCGTTTCGTTCTTTCATGGTGATTAGCCTTTCCAGTCTCTCCTTTATGGCAAAGATACTGTGACGGCTCAAATCGTCCTCACCATCGTCTCCGTCACCTTCTGCCCAAAGGTCAAACCCAAGTCCGGTGCGAACGGCAACGCCCTTAACAAAAGCTCTCGCCAGCGCGTTGTTTATGCGAAGTTGGTTCAGCGTATCCTCATATACCACAAGGGACCCGTTCAACAGGGGCATGTCGTAGGAAAACTCCAAATCGTCAATGTGGATTTCAACAGACACAAACCAGCATTCTGTAATCCTTCCTTTGCTGGTAGTAATTTTGGCCTGCGGCCACAGGTATGTATTCGTTTCCGGGCACCTCCGAGGGGCATACCACACGCTGGATGCTCCGTTTTCGTGGAGCAACTTGGCGCACTTTGCCCAGCTCAAATAAGGGACCTTGATAACATTACCCTTCTCGTCCTTTGCGTCGCGTAAATCGCAAAACGGCTTTACATCCACCTGTATCAACTCGTCAAAAGATTTCAGCATTATTCTTCCGCCTTTCCCACATACTCACTGCCGCAATACGGGCATTGGTATTCTGTCATTTCCTCACCGAACTCGCCGTCCGGGTAATTTTTGTAGGTACACATGGCCGGGTCTTCAAACTCCGCACCGCAATCATCGCAGATGTACAAAACGCCGGTGTCTCTGCGCTCCCATCTTTTCTTTTTAACTCGCATCATACCGGCCTCCCCGCCGCTTTCAGCACGTCCCGCATAGGCTTTCGCGCCTTGAGGATAGACTTAGCCCGCGCCGTCTCCCGCCTGTATTGCCGCCACAGGTCGCTCAGCTCGTCGCTCTGGTAGTACCCGTCCCCGTCGTTGCAGATCATCACGCCCTGCGTCTTTGCCTCGGCAACCGCCTTTCGCATCTTCCGGTCGGTGGTGTGCAGCGCCGCCGCCAGGTCTTCCCGGCTGATGGCGTTCCTGCGTCCCTTGGGGATCAGACCGGCGACCCGCTCCGTCTCCGCCGTCCGCATGGGCAATTCGGCTTTCTCGTCCTCGCCGAACAGATACGCCCTGCTGGCCCACAGCGCCGCCTCCAGCGCCTCGGTGACTTCCTCCGTGGGCAGGCACACGCCGTTTTCAAACCGGCTCACCATGCTCACGTCCATCCGGGGGTCTGCCAGCTTCAGAATGCCGCTGACCGCCTCCTGCGTCAGCCCCAGCTCCAGCCGCCGTTCCTTCAGTCGGTTCATCTTCCATCCCTCTTTCTTATCGCCTTTTTGGCGTTCTCGCGCCTTGCGCTGTTCATGCTGTAAAAATCACCCTCGCTGTACGATGCGTAGCGTTTCGCCTTGTCGGCCTCAACGTCCCGCCGGAACGCTTTGTAGTCCTCGCACTCCCCGTGGCACATCGCGTGTCTGCGCTGGCAGCCCTTGCAGGGCGGAGCCGTCCGGTTCACCAGTCCGATCATTCCCACTTCACCAGCGCTTTCACCACACCGGCCTGCGCCGCGTCCTCGTGGCTCATCAGCACGTCCACCGTGTATCCGTACACACCGGTATCGGCTGCGATGTAAGTCTTGCCGCCCAGCGTCACGGTGCTGCCCAGCGGGATAACGTCCGGGTCTACCGCCACGGCCTCGCCGATGTCCACCCACAGGCCGGAGGCCGTCAGCACCTTGCCGTCCCGCTGGTTCATGTGGGCGTAGGGCGTGCAGCACGCGCAGTACCCGGTGATGTCGCATACCAGCACGTTCTCCGCCTCCGGCTCCGCGATCTCCGCCGTGGGCGGTGACTGCACCACGTCCTCCTGCACCGGCGGCAGCGTCAGGCACCACGCCACCAGCACCAGCAGCATCACCCACAAAACGATTGCCACAACCCACATACGCTTGCACCATCGTCTGGTGCGGCATAGCTGGGAGTATTCCCGCGCCCGCCTGTTCCGCTCTCTCATCGCCCCAGCGCCTCCACGCCCTTGACGATAGCCCAGCTAAGCCACGCCGCGCCGATAAACGCCAGCGTCCATGCAAACCAACTCATTCCTCCACCGTCCTCTCCGCGATCCATGCGTCCAGCTGCTTCTTGAAGATCTGATACACTGGGCTCTTGTCCAGCTCGATCACCAGCCCGAAGGGGTACACCCCCTGCTTGATGCCCTGCCGCAGTGTGTCTGTCGTCATGCCCAGCCCACGCTCCCGCAGGTACAGCGTCGCGTCCTGCGGCGTCAATGTAACGATCCTGCTCATTTCTTTCCCTCCATCTTCAGCCGCTTATCGTAGCTTCATTTTTGATTACATAAATCATTTTTGATTTTCATCGAGCAAAAAAAATAGAAACAATCTCTTCATTGGTCAAATTAAGCAGCACCGCTATTTCAGATGCCTCACTTACTTTAAACGGACTATCCCCGTTCATTTTAGATGCCAGAGAATTGTATGTCATTCCAATACAACGCGCAAACTTCGTCTTTGTCATGCCAGCCTCTGCAATTTTGCCGCGCAGCTTCTTGCTGTCAACCATGTATACTGCCCTCCTTTCAAAATCATTTTTAAGATAATTCGATTATAAAACTCAATTAAAACTTTGTCAATATTATTTTTGATATTTTTTAATAATAATTTTATAGCATACATCAATTTTGAGGTTGACACATTAAATTTGTTTTGCTTTAATAATGCGTAAGAAAGGTGTGAACTATATGTCATATATCAGTGAAAATATAAGGCGGGCTATGTTTTTTGCCAATATGAATTATAATGATCTTTCGCAAGCAACAGGCATTAGCCCCGCAACATTACAACGGTACGGATCAGGCAAAACCGAGAAAATCCCCATTGACCGATTATTAAAAATAGCCTCCGCGCTAAATATAACAACTGATGAATTACTAATAGATCCTAAATATTTCCCAAGTATTTTAGAATTAACCGCAAGAGATAACGGCTTGTTAAATGCAACCAATTTTTTAGATAAGATGAAAAGACCTAAAAAAACGGAAGAAACCGCGCCCACCGTTACCGATGAGCGCGATCTTGAAATGCTGTCTTTGCTGTCCCGCCTTACGCCGGAGCAGAAGGAGATGCTTCTCCTCCAGATAAAAGGGCTTTTGCCGCCGCAAGAATAATGTCTTTCTCCGCCTCCCCCAGCTGAACAAACCGGTCCATCAACTCTCTGTCCATTTTCTCCCTCATTCCTTCGTCAAATCGTCCAATTTCTATCCCATGTTTTATTTAGTTGTACTAAAATCCCCGCCTTACCATTGCAATTTCTTCACCAAGTTATATAATAGGTGCCAGAAAGGGGGCGTATTTTTACGAAATTAACTCACGCTATTCCCATCATTGTGCTTTCTATATCAATCTCTTTGTTTTTGCCGGGCTGTTATTACGACAAGGATGATATGGAAAGTGCATACGACAACGGGCTTATGGATGGGTACGATGATGGGTACTATGACGGCTACCATGATGCGCTTGTCGACAACGGCCTTGCTTCTGATCCTCCGCCAACAACCACATACGCAGACGATGAGGCACCCGTGGAAAAGCATTTATCCGCCGGTGATATTTTTGGTTTAGTTATTATATGTGGTTTGGGGCTTCTTCTTATTTGGATGGTCGTTTTCACCATAGTGGACGGCGTAAAAAAGAAACGTGAACGTAAGTTTTATGGAAGCAACTGGGGAGAGAAAAAATGAAACGTTTTATTTGCTCTGTCATGGCTGCGTCCATGCTGTTTTTAACCGCATGCTCAGACACAACTACAACACAAGAAAAAGCTGACAGCAAAACCGTTTATATCACAGAAACAGGGGGGAAGTACCACCGCTGGTCTTGCCGCTACCTAAAAGACAGTTGCTACGAAATATCTCTGTCCAAAGCCATTGCCAGCGGTTACACCGCCTGCTCTGTATGCAAACCTTAGTTCAGCCGTCCCCGCCGCCTCCGCAACGGCGGCGGGGACTTGCAGCAGCCACGCCAACCATCACGCCTGTCTGCTGCGGCTTTACCGTAGCAGTTTTAAGTTGGGTCTGTCAACGCCAAAAAGGGGAAACCGCTGTTTTCTCGCAACAGAATTAGGATAATTGACCGCCAAAAAGGGGAAAAGAGGGGAAAAATGGAAGATACGTTAAAGGAATTGTGTCGCGAAGCAAGGGACCGCCAGAATATCACCATTCAGGACCTGGCAGACGAAACCGGAATTTCAATATCCACCATCGGGAACTTTTTTGCTACCAAATCCAAGGCGCCCAACGTCTATAATGCCGGCGCCATCTGCGCCGTTCTCGGCGTGTCCCTGGACCGGTATTTCGGCATCATAGAAATGCTGCCCCCGGAGGATCAGATGGCCCAGCTGCAGCACGACCACCATAACGAGCTGGAGATTGCCCGTCTTGAGGGCAGCATGGAGCAGATGGCGAAAACCATTGATTACCAGCGCAAAAAAACGCGGATCACCCAATTTGCCATTTACGGCCTCATGCTTGTGTGTGCCATATTTTTGGCGGTTATCGTGGGCTATATCTTCTTTGACTACCGTGTGCCCAACCAGGGGCTTATTCAGGGCGGAGAGGCCAGCATATTCGCATGGATCGTCTTTTTGCTGCTTGCCGTCGGCATCGGCATTTTTGCCGCCGTTTTTATCGTGGCCCTGCGTTACACAAAGGACCCACACGCCAGGCCTTAACGTATAAAACATTTGTTCTATTTTACACAGACATTGTACATGACAAGTTTCTTGTTTTCAATAGACGTAATTCACAAGTTTCTTGTTATTCTTTTGTGAGGTATCCCTATGTCCACCTGTATAAAATGCGGCGTCGAGCTTGTCCCCGGCGCCGTTTACTGTCATATCTGCGGCAAAAAGCAGGTCAAAGAAACCCGCAAAGCCCTGAAGCGCCCCAACGGTGCCGGCACGGTTTACAAGCTCTCAGGTCGCCGTACACGCCCCTGGGCTGCCGCCAAAAATCATGTGATCATCGGCTACTACGAACGCAAGACCGACGCACTGGCCGCGCTGGAAAAGCTCTCCGGCAAACCAATCGAAGAAAAATTCAACATGACGTTCTCTGAGGTGTTTGCGGAATGGAAAGCAGAACACTTCCGTGAAATAGGTCCGCAGGGAATAGAGTCCTACAACCAGGCCTATAAGGTCTGCACCAGTCTGTATCCCCGGAAATTCCGCGACCTTCGCACAAAGGATTTTCAGGCGATCATCGACAGCAACATGGCAAAGTCCAACTCCACCCTGTCCAAATACAAGCAGCTTATGACGCAGATGTCCCGCTGGGCTGTCCGGGAAGAGATCGCCACCACTGACTTTGCCAAATACGTCAAGCTGCCCCAGCAGGTAAAAAAAGAAAAAGCCATCTTTACAGATGACGAGATCGCGCTATTGGAAAAAGACGGCTCCGACGCCGCCAAAATCGCCCTCATGCTGATCTACACCGGTATGCGTATCGGAGAATTGTTTTCCTTGCCGCTTGCAGACTACCACGAGACGTATGTGATCGGTGGCGAAAAGACGGAAGCCGGAAAAAACCGCGTCATCCCCATCCGCCCGGAGGGCAGAAAGTATTTTGCCTACTTTGCCGGTCGTGCCGACGGCGATCTGCTCTTGTCCGGCTACGACGGGCAGCGCATCCCCGCCAATTACCGCAAACGTGACTTTTACCCTCTGCTGGAAAAGCTCGGCATCCCAAAGCACACGCCCCACGCCACCCGTCATACCTACGCCACCTGGGCGCGTAACGCCGGCATCCAGCCGGACGTGCTGCAAAAGATACTCGGCCACGCCGACTTCTCTACCACCGCCAACATCTACGTCCACGCCGACACCGAAAAACTCATATCAGCAGTGGAGAGTGTTAGTAATTTGTCAGTAACCGAAAAGACCTGAAAAAGCTTCACGAGGATTTACGTCACAGTTTCATGTAAAACAACCGCAAAAATTCGCCTAAGACCTCATAAATAGTTGCAAATATTTGTGCACCATAATTGACGTGCATGGGGTCACAGGTTCGAGTCCTGTACCGCGCACCAGAAAAACCTCGGAACCACAAGGGTTCCGAGGTTTTTTGTTTTTGCCCGTTTTCCGCTTTGTTAGCTACGTGTTAGCAACGTCAGCCCTTCTCCACCACGTGCATGCACTGCCGCAGTGCCTCTTTCACGTTGGGATCATCGGTATCCTGCATCATGCGCTCGATCACATCTTTGGCATGCCCATCGCGTGAATACCCGTCATCGCGGCTATACCGGCCCATAGAGTCTCTCTTGCGCCGGTACGAGCTGCCGCGCCCATACGTACCCCGGATGCTTGCATCCCAGTCGCCGCCGCGGGAATACCCATCCTCGCGGGAATACCCGTCGTCACGGCTGTACCCGCCGCTCTCAAACATGGCGATCTTATCAATGTTCTTGATAGAGGCCGTTAACTTGTGGATCACGTCCAGCTCCCCGGTGCCCATCTCCTGCTTGCCGGCATACTCGGAAAGCTCGTCACACAGCATCTCGCGGATGCCGAAAAGTTCCTTCATGTTCATGTCGTCCCTCCTCTCACGCAATTCTCTCAACGGTCAGATTGCTGTTGGCAAAGCTGACCGCCTGCGTACTGGTGTTCTTCATGGCGACCGTCAGGCAGCAGCCCTTCGGCACGCACACCTGTGCGGAAACATAGATATTGAAATAGTTTTCCACGGCAGCTGGCGTCACCGTCGCTGTGGCGCTGGTCAGCGCCTCGCCATTGACGGCCAGCGCAGCGGTGATGGCTCCCACGGCGCCGCCGGTGGGAATGGCGATGTTGCCGCCGTAAGTGACTTTGTACAGTGCTCTGCACTGGTTCGTCAGTCCACGCAGCGTCACCACCCCGGCACCCTCACGGTGTACGATGCACGGTTTGCTGTTGACCGCGGTTTCCGTCAGAGGCACATTCTGCCCTGCGGCCACAGTCACGATATTGGCGTTGGTAAACTCGGCCAAAATAATCACTCCTTTCAAAATACAGCGGCGGAGCTATTGCCCCGCCGCGTTGGTGTCAGTATCAGCATGGGGCTGAACAGTTCGGAAATTCCGAACAGCTGGTGCTATGCAGTTGTCAGCAGCCGCAGCAGCCGGTATAACTGCCGCTTGCCCACGGGTTGCAGGACGGGTAACTGGGAATGGGCGTGGGGCGCAGCTGGGAAATCAGGTAGTTGTTCTGCGCAGCCTGAGAAGCCTGCAGGCGCAGCTCCTGATTGGCGCTCTGAAGATCCTGCAGCTTGCTCTGCGTCAGGAAGTCCAAAATCGCACGGGAATTGGCGTTCGCGTTCTCCACGATGTCCCGGGCCGCCGTCTGCACGGTGTTGCGTGTGTCGCAGGCCTGCGTCGCCATGTCGTACCGCACCTGGGCGATAGCCGCCCGGTTCTCGCAGCAGCACTCCTGAGACTGCATCTGCATGGCGTTGAGCTGCTGCATCAGCGCCGCCTGCTGGTTTGCGCGGGACAGCTCTGCCGTAGCAAAGCCTCCATTGATAGCGTTGTTCAGGGCAAACGTGGAGTCGCAGATGCCGTTATTCACCGCGTCCAGCTTGCGCTCAACGCTGGCGAAATCGGAGGTCAGCACATAACCGTCCACCACACCGCCGTTGTTGTTGCCGTAGCCGTTACGACCCCAGCCGAACAGCAGGATGATAAACAGGATGACCCACCATCCGTTTTCGCCGCCGAAGCCGCCGCCCATCATGCCGGTAGGGGCCACAGGCATTGTCATGGTGGGACCGCCGTCAGTAATTGCCATTGTCGTCACTCCTTTCGGATAAAGATGTATTTCATCAAATCGTGGCCACGATATTGATCACAAAAGGTTTTGGAATTGCCGCGCCATCGCCTGTGCCCGGTTCAGCTGCTCCTGCGTCAGTGCGCCGCTCTGCAGCATCTTCTCTACCTCTGCTTTCGGGTCGCCCTGAAAGCTCGTTTTGAACTGCTGGAACTTCTGCACCAGCTGTCCAAAATTCCCCAGCGGGTTCACGTTCCCGCCCATCGCTTGATAAAACGGATTACTCATCGTCCTCTTCCTCCTCCACCTTGCGCTTCTTCTTGGCCTTCATTTCGGCCACAATGGCCGCCAGCTTGTCCAGCTCCGCCCGGGTCACATATTCCGCCCCTGGGTCCTTTTTTGCTTCAGGCGCGTTTGCAAGCCGCTCCACAAGGTCGTATACCTTCAGCGTCGGCTTGCCGCTGGCATCGGCCTGCTTCAGGTACACCGTGGGCGCCGTGCTGTCCCAAAGGGCCACCGCCGCGTTGGGTGCCACCATCCAGCTCCTGGCTTCCTGTTCGCCCGATACCCACTGCACGCCGCTCTGCGGTATAGGGTTCTGCATCTGCGGCATCTGCTGGGGCATCATCTGCTGCTGCCTGAGCTGGCCGAGGTTGTCCGGCATCGGCGGCATATAGGGGTTTCCGTAATAGGGATAGTTCATTCCTCATCCGTCCTTTCCCAAAAGTACAAAGGTGTTTCGGCCCCGGAGTCCCACGTGTCATGCCAGTCTCCGTCTATCACGCACACCACGTGGGACGCCAGCGCCAGAAGATATGTACCACGCGGGTGTTCCCTTGCGAAGTCACCCACGGAATAGCTGTCCGGGTAATCCTCCGGGATAATATGCCGCCTAAATCCCAGTTTTTTCAGATACGCGCCCCATACATTGTTGGCACTGGGCATATCCGCCAAAGCCAGCCCCTGCATACACAGCTGCACATACGTCTCATGCCATCCCTGCCCCGTGGCCTTGCAGATGGCCCTAACCGGGCAATCCCCCACGTTTTTACCCGCCGGGTTTGGGTTATAGCGCACAAACATCACGACCACCTCTCTTTACTGTAAGCATACAGGGATATGCCCATTTCAAAGTGGCGATAAAGTGGCTGATAAGTGCGCGTTAAAAATCAGCGCGTCTCTATTGCGTTTTTACTTATTTCGCCGTATAATCAGGCTATCCCCCCCAACACACGCCGCCGTCCCCCTTTCGGCGGCAAATAAAAAGCCACACCTTTTCAGGTGTGGCTTTTTTCTGCGTTCAGCCCGTCTGCAATTTTCCGGTATGCCCTTCGCCGGCATCGTTTTACCACGTCCACAGACACGTTCATGCAAAATGCCTGCTCCACGCAGCTGCGACGCCGCACATCGCACTCCGCGATACACTGGGCTTCCTCTTGTGGTAACTCAAAAGATTGGATCCATGCGATAGCCCTTTTGGGTGCCATGCCCTTCAGCATGGCGCGGATTTCCCTGTGCTGCTGGTTCATCCTGCTTACGCAGGCCTGCGGACCGCCTTGCGGCGGGATGGTGCCATAGGATGGTTGCGCCTATCGCCCGTTGCTCCTTTCTTTGTTTTACGGTGCCATCCACCGGTTTCTCAGTTCTTTCACAGAGTTTACGCCCTGCTCCTGCTTCATAATGGCCTCCACGCCCTGCCGCACGTCCGCCTCCTCATAGCCGTGCGCCAGCATCTCCCTGTAGATCAGACGCGCCGTTTCGGTGTCCCTTTCTTTCTGCGCCCGGTACAGCAGCTCGCACCACGTTTTCCGGTTCCCGGCGCTCTTGTCCATGCGGTAGATGGCCTTTTCCATCTCGAACATCAGCCGCACATTTCCGGTCTCGCTGGCAATACTTCTGGCAATGGCCCAGGTATCCCGTCCCAGGTTCGCCACGCTGACGCCAAAGATTTTGCTGACCACGGTCAGGAACTGCTTGACGTTGTACGCCGCCGTTTTTTTGCCCTGTCCGTTGGCGCTGGAGATCATGGACTTGGTGGCCCTTACGATGTCGTCCACCGCTCCGGCATCCATGCGGTCTACGGTGTAGCCCTGCAGAATGGAGATAATGTCTTTGGCGTAGGGGATACGGCCTACCAGCGTGATGTTGCCCTTCACATTGCCCTGCAGCGTGATGTTCTTGACAGCCTCGCTAAAGTTCTTTTCCTCCCCTGTAATGCCGGTAAAGGCTTCCAGAACGCGCTCCCAGTACTTCTTATCCTTGTCGTCGTCCCGCAGGCCGTCCACGATGGACTGTGCCAATGCGTTCACCACGTCCGTCACCAGCAAAGCGCCCACGGCCCGCTTTAGCTGCTTCAGCGCCTTGCTGCGCTTCTGCGGGTTCGTTTCATACACCCATGCATCGTAGGACCGCATCAGGATATTCAGGCTTTTCAGCGGCTCACCCATAAAAGACGTGGCCTGCCGCGTCAGCGCGTCGCTGTCCCGCATGATCTGCGTCCGCTGCATGATGCCGTCCACCACCTGCGTCTGGTCGATCACGTCCGTAAACACCTCCGCCACCTGCTGATAGTAGGCATCGCTGCCAACCTCCAGGTTCGTGTCCGCCGCCACCTGCCACTCGCAGGCGTTCCAGATCTTGCCCCACGTCATCGCATCGGCTTTCCCGGCCAGTGACATACTCTTGTCGCTCAGCCACTCCATAAAGCCGCCGTCCGTGCCGTATACCTCCCGTGCGATGGTGTACCGGCTGCCCTGGTCAAAGCCGGACGTGTCCTTGATGCCCGCAATGGGCGCCCACTTTCGTGCCTTGTCCCATCCGTTGCCTTTGGTCACGCCGTTGCCCAGGCCCTTCGCCATGTTCTCCGGGTCCAGCACCACCGCCGCCCGGAAGTACGCCGTGGGCTGCTGGATGACCACGCGCAGGTTCGCCCCCACCGCGGCGCCTTTTGTGTTGCCCACGATGCGCTCCACGGCCCTTGTGGTGGCGCTGGCGTTCTTCACCATGCCGTTCTGCACATCCCGCATCAGGTTTCGCCAGTAGCTTTGCGCCGCGTCGCCGTACACGCCGGACAGCACCTGCCGCACGTTCTTCCCGGTCAGGTTGCCCATGCTGTCCCGGTACCGGTAGTTGTACAGCCGGTTGATGTCCTCCATCGGGGCCAGCAGCGTGGCGTACTTGATCATGTCGCTGGCGTTCTGCGCGAACACGTCATACACGCCGCCGATGTCCAGCGCGTTGCTGGCGTTTGGCGTCAGGGCCTTTGCGCTGCCCATATTCTTGATCTCTCTGGCGATGTCCGGTCCCTTCTCCACGCTGGATGCCGTGGCCTCCTTCGCCGTCTTGATGGGCCAGTAATGCGTTTCCATGAACTTGCGGTAGCCGTACACCGCCATGCTGGCCTCGTTGCCCCACTCCGCCAGCTTCGTGCTGGCCAGCTTCTGCAATCCGTCCGCCACCTTGATCTGCTCCGGTGTCAGCACGGAGGTGATGGCCCTGACGTCCTCCAGCGTCAGCAGGATGTTCTCCGTCCCGCGGGGGATGGCTTTCAGCTTGCCGTCCCGCTCGATCTCCGGCTGCACGATGCCGCCCACCATCAGGTGGTTCATGGCCTGCTCACCGCGCTTTGCCAGGTTGTACAGGTTCATGATCTGCTCGTTGGTCAGCGTCAGCTCCACGCCCCGGCTTGTGGTGAACGTGTGCCGTTCAAAGCGGTTTTTGTACACGTCCGCATCCAGGAACTTTTTAGCCGCGTCCCGCAGCTCCGTCAGCATCACATGCTCCCGGTCCTGCGCGTTCCGCAGCGTCCGGTATACCTGCATGCCGCCGTCGCCGTAGGCGGAGAAGAACGTATACGGGTCCGCCATATCCAGTGAGATCTTCCGGTTCCGCCGCTTCCGGCTCATACTGCCCATCATAAGGCTGTCCGCCCACTCGCTGGTCCGTGCGTACTTCTGGTTCGCCAGCGTCCGGTCGTAGCTGGTCAGCGTGGCCTCGATGGCCCGCACCGCATTCCATACGGTCTCCAGCTCCGTCACGTTCATGTCGGCGATACGCTTTCCGCCCAGCGCCGCCAGGCTGTCCAGCAGACCGCCGCTGTCAAGCAAATCGGGGTCCACCACCATGTTCGCCTCACGGGCAATGATGTCCTCGTATGCCTTTTTCAGCTTTACGGCCTCCTGCGTCCGTCGGGTCGGGTCGCCGCCGGCGTTTTTCCGCAGCCGTCCGTTCTCGTCGTAGCTGTATGCGCTCTCCAGGTTGATGTTCCGCAGCAGATCGGCCACCACCACGCGCAGCTCCTCCGGAATGTGCTTTTTGTCCGTGGGTCGCAGCAGCTTTTCGGACAAAGGCCCCGTGTGTCTGGCGATCTTTGCACGCATCTCCGCGGCGTACCGCTTCTCCCGGCCCTTCTGGGTCTTCTCGCTGTACTCCCGGCGCATCCGCTTCACCATGTCCCGGCGCTTTTCCCGCTCCTTTGTCAGCATTTCACGCACCCGTCCCACGGCCTCCTGCTTCTCCAGCTCCCGCCGGTCGGCAAAGGTCTTCTTCTGCCGCACCTGGTCAGAGATCATGCCGTCAATGATGTCGTTGGCGATCTCCTGAATGGCTGCGTCACGGTAGCTGTCAAAGGGGTTTTCATAAATGCTGTCCATGCTGTCCAGCACATCCGCGATCTGCTGCAGCTTGTCCGCCTCGGTATACACGTCGCTGGGGAAATAGCCCTCGCCGAACATCTCCGTCATTTCCTCGTACATGGTGTCCACCGGCAAGCCCTCCGACTTGTTCAGCTTCAGCGTTCCCATGTACCGCTTGCGGAACTCGTTGTAGTGGTCCATCTCCCCGTTGAAAAGGATCTTCTGCCGCTTCAGGTAGTCTTTGATCTCCAGCAGCTCCGCGCCGTGCTCCGTCAGCTCCGTCGTGTTGTCCACGATGGCCGTCGCCGCGTTTCTGGCGTAGGGCATCAGGTCGGCCATGCTCACGTCTTTCTTCATCACAGCCTTGCCCAGCGCCTCCATGTCGGCCTGAATGTCTCCGTATTTCACGTCGCTGCCGTACTTGCGTATGGTCTCGCGCCCCAGTTTTTTCACGTCCCGCAGCACTACGGACGGCTCCTTACTGATACGCATTTCGCCCTTCAGCTCCTGCACCCGCTGTTCCAATGCGCGGTTGCGGCTGGACAGTACCGTGCGCTCCCGTTTCAGGTCCCGCACCTCCTGTTCAATGTCCGCCGTACTCCGCAGCTGATACCGGAACTGGCTCAGCTCAGATGCCTGCGGCACCGTTCCGTTCTCAAAGTACGCCCTTATGTCGTTGATGACCTTGCTGCTGTGCGTTCCCTTCGGATATTCCGTGCTGGACACGGTGTTTCCGTTGGTGTCGTCCAGATCCAGTATCACCTCGCCGCGGTTTTTACTGATAAAGTCAGCCAGCGTGTCCAGCTGCGCCTTTGTGGGCATGACCGACAGATTGATGCCGCCGCTTTCCGGGCTGATGCGGATATTGCCCTCGCTCATAAACTGCACCATTGCGCCGCTGTAATCTTCGCCGCCGTAGTCAAGCCCCAGCGCATCGCGGATGTCACGGTGGTCCACAGTGCGGTAGCCGCCGGGACCGCCATCATGCCTGCCGGAAAAGTCCAGCTTTGTGCCGTCCGTGGTGATGTACCCGGTCTCGTTCCAGCTGTACGTCTTGCCGAAAAATTCCTTTGCGGATTTTACATGATCTTTTTTCTCCGCCTCCGAGTAAGCCTTCAGCGAAAACTTCGGCTTGACATTTCCGCCCTCGGTGGGTATACTATTAGCAGAAGCATTCCCCCGCTGAGCGCCGGAGTTTCCGGAAGAGCCGTTAATTTGGGGAGTGCTTCTTTCTTGCATTTCCCCGATATTGTAGACAATGCTCCCATCCTTACCCAGCGCAACGGAAATGCGCGTTCGATAATACTTTCCATCAAAATCCATGAAATACGCCGTTCGATAGTTCCAGCCGTCTTTTGCCATGTCACCGTGACGCCCGCCAAAGTCAAGGACAGTCTTTCCTCCGCGCTCAGAAACTTTAATGAGTTCGTCGATGTGAGCAGCCGCATTTGCTTTACGTTCAAATGCTTTTTCATCCATCGTTCGACCATTGTTGTCGTAAATGCTACTCAGCTTCCCGGCAGATTTACTTGTCAGGAGCAGAACATCGCCGTCCTCGGCAATCAGGCGAACATCCTCGTGATTGCGGATTTTGCCGTTGATATAGTTTTCCAGCTGTTCACTCCACGCCTTGGGGTCGTTGCCAAATAACACTTGTCTGTCCGCCTGAACGTATTTCATGCCATTGGGGAACTGCTTGATCTGATACTTTGCACCGCTTCCCTCACCGGCGGCGGTTTTTGTTTTCTCCGCCTGCCGCTCCGCCGCGTCAAAAGCCGCCTGCCACTTCTGCGCAATGTCCTCCAGCTCTCCGAAGGTCTTGCCGTAGGCATCCATCGCCGCGTTGTCTCTTGCCTTGCCGGTGAACATAGCCTTGACTTTGGCAATAAATTCCTTCAGCCCGTCCAACAGCTTCTGCGCCGCCGTGCGGTTGTCCTTGGCAAACCGCGCGAACAGATCCGTGTCCTCGATCATCCGCCCCGCAAAGTCTGCGGCGATCTCGTCCATCACCTCGTCCTGCGTCAGCGTTATGCCGGCTCTCTCTGCCGCCTCCATGTACCGCTGCACGACCTCCGTTTCCGTGTCCGCGCCGTTCTCCCGCATGCGGTACTCTATCGCCGCCTTCCGGAACGCCCGGTACTCGTCGGGGGATAGGTCCTGCATCCGGTGGGTGACCTCGTGCCCCGCCACCTCATAGATGGGGTTCGTGCTGTCCGCCGCGATCTGGATCAGGTTTTTCTCCCTGATGTACTGGCCGTTGGCCTGCCCATCCATAATGCTGTCCACGAACTCGATACGCACGCCCAGCTTCTTTCCGATAGTGTTCAGCGTCGAGGCCGCGCCCTTGTCTTTGGCGATGATGTACCGGCTGTAGGCATTGTCCGCCAAACCTGCTCCTGCCGTGGTGGTCACGTATGCTACGTCCGCATTCTCCCGTGCCACCTGCGCCCTGGCGTCCTCCAGCCCTGCGTTGTACGCCGTGTACTGCTGCTCCGGCGTCAGCATCGCCGCGTACTTGCCCTTGGCCTTTTCCGCCTCAACGCCGTTCAATCCCGCGTTGTACATGGCGGAAAAGCCTGCGTACACCTCCGCGCCGCTGCCGCTTGTCTCCCGCACCTGCTGATACGCTCTCTGACCCGCCTCCATAAAGCCGCCCACGGCTTTCTGTGCGCGTTTCTGCGTCTGGGGGATAGCCGGGGCGCGCTGTGTCTGCTCCTGCGCTGTCTCGCGGCTTGCAAGGGCGATAATTTCACGTTTGAGCTGGCTGATGGGCTTTTCCGTGTCCAGCTTTACCCCGGTGCTGGCCTCCAGTGTCTCCACGGCCACCGGGTCCCGTGCAATGGCTGCCGCCTGGTTGCCGGTGATCGTCTCGCCCCGGGTCACCGCCTCCACGGCTTCCGCCGTCCTGCCGTCCATCTCCGGCGCGGTGTTCTGCCGCACGTCCCGGTCATACTGCGCTCTGGCCGCGTTGTATGCCGAACGGTTGGCAAGGGTGTTCACGCCCACCTGCCCGCCGCCCAGGATACCGCCAACCACAGCGCCACCGGCAAATTCCTCCGCCGCTGCCGCCGGGTCAAAAATGGCGCCGTTGCCGATACCGACAAGGGGGTTGTCCCGTCCATAGACGGCGTTCTGCGTGGCGCGTTCGATCACGCCCTGCACCACTTCCTCCTTGCCCTCGTCCAGCATGGTGTCCACCCATGCTTTCCATGCGCTGCCGCCGTTCTGCAATTCCCGTGGCAGCGTCTGGATACCGCCGCCCACTTCCACGGCGGCGTTCATCAGTCCGTTGCCGATGGCGTACACGGAAGCGCGGAAATCGTCCGCGCCGTCCGCCTTTGCCTGCTCATACCCGGGGCCAAATACCTGTGCAAAGGAGAGCTGGAAGTTCGGATCTTTCACCATTGCCCGCATACTGCGGGAAATGGTGTTGACCAACCCGGAGGAAGCCGCCGCGTTTTCCGCCAGTGCACCTGCCTGTGCCGCCGTGCTGGCGCCGCCGGTCAACAGCGCCGCAATGGCTTGCGGCACCGCCGCCACCGTCGCCGCACCCAGGTCTTCAAAAACCTGCGCCGCTTTCCCGCCGCGTGCCGTGTTTTCTGCGTACCGCTGCTGCACCCCCTGCGCCTCCGCGTCAATAGCCCGGTTCCAGCGGTTGAAAAGCCAGTTGCTGGTGTCCGGGTCCCAGTAGCCGTTGGAGCCCTCCCGGGCAAAATCACCCAGCAGGTTCTCTATCCATGCGCCGGCAGAGCTGCCCACTTTGGCGATCTGTGTCAGGCCCATTTGTCCGGCTTTTGCCAAGCCCTGGCCCACGTTATATTTCCCCGCCGCACTTGTTGCGTTTCCCGCAGGCACGCCCGGCGTAACCAGCATAGACGTGTCCGGCTTATAGGTGCTGGGCGCCACATCCGCTGCCGTTCTGCCGCCGGTGCGGATAATATCGCCGCCCATGCCGGCAGCTTCCATTTTGCTGCGGAACTTATCCTGCCACCCGCCGCTGTCTGCATTGCGGCTTGTCCGGCTTGCTGCGGGGATGTCGTTTTCCATCCCCGCAGCTTTCATTTTCTTCTGAAATGTCTGCTTCCAGCCCATCGCGCCCTCCTTATTTCCCCGGGTTCTTCACGGCGTATACCAGATCGCTGTACTGCTTCTTTGTGATGTTCCCGTTTTCGTACATAGCCTCCAGCGCCATCATCTGCCCGCTGGTGGTCCTTGCGTTGCTGGTGGCCAGGTTCAGTGCCGTGCTGCTGCTGTATCTTGCGTTGTCGCTGCCGCCGGAGCCACCGTTGCCGCTGCGGCTTTTCAGCCGGTCAATGCTTGTCGTGCCGGCGTATCCGCTGCCGATGTATGCGCTCCGTGCCGCGCTCTGTGCTGCCGCCAGACGATCATTGTAATCGGCCAGGCTGTCCCGATAGCGGCCGTACTCGTCGTTTGCCAGATTGCGGTACAAATTGGCGGTGTCCATAATGTCGCCGCGCTCCTGTGAGTACATCTGCCGCGCCACTTCCTCCAGCTGCGCCATGTACTGGTTGTACTGCTGCTGCGCCGCCGTGGTGGCATAGCTGGAGGCCAAGCCGCCGGTGCGGGCGGCCACCTGCCCCAATACGTCCTGCATGCTCATCCGTCCGTTGTTGCCATACCGATCCGCCAGCGACTGGTACTGGCTGCCCTTTGTCCAGTCCTCGTAGTTCATGCTGGTCAGCTGCCGCGCCAAAGCATTCAGCTGATCCAGATACGAGCTGTTGAAGGTGGGAAGTGCGCCCACATCTACCGGCATTTCCACCCGCGTGTAGCCACCGCCGGAATTTCCGCCGCTGTTCCCGTAGTTCAGTGCGCCGCCCACAGCGCCGCCCATTGCGCCCGCCAGGGCGCCATTGACCGCGTTGTTTTTAATTGCCGCCTTTTTCATGGCGACGGCGTCCGCCATGTTGCTCCGGTTATTCGGGTCGCCGAATAGTCCGCTTACTGCGCCCATAACACTGCCGGTCGTCGCTTTTTTGTTTTTCCGTATAGCCATAGGCATCCTCCTTATGTCTTGTTTTCCAGCGCCGCCACTCTCTGCTCCAGCGCCGTGTAGTCGTTGCCCAGTATCGTCACGCTCTGCGTCAGCGCCGATATGCTGGCCCCCTGGCTGTTCACCGTGCTCTGCAGGGCGGATACCGTATTCTGCAGCGCCGTCAGCAGAATGTACATCTCCGCGTTGGACACGCCCGCCTTGCTGACGTTCTTTGTCACGTTGCCCATTGCCCAGTCAATGCGCTGGCACATGTACTTAATGTAGTTTTCCGTTATGTCCAGCGCCTCTGACGGGTTCTCCCTCGGCAGCTCGTTTATGCTCTCCGGGAAAACGATCATTTCACATCACTCCCCACCATAAACGCTCTCGATATGCCCAGTATGGTGCACGGGCCCTTGCCCTCCAGCCTGAGCTCAAATTTGTCGCACCGGTTGGCCGCAAGCCGCAGGCTGGTCACGTTGTGCTCCTTGCCCACCACCTTGCCGCACGTCTGCCACGGCTTTCCGTCGCAGCGCATCTGTGCCGTCATGTAGCTGCCCTTCGGCAGCTCCAGCCGCATCAGTATCTTGGAATACGCTTTCTTGCCGTCGATGGTCTCATACATGGGGGCGAACTGCGCCATCCACTCCTGCGCCTGCGGCGTGTCCTCGCCATCCAGCAGGTACACGTCGCCGCCCGCCAGCATGTACAGCTTCTTGCCCAGCCGCGCAAAGTCCACCGCCTCCGTGCCGTCCTCCAGCACCCATATCCCGGTCTTGGTCTCGTACACCATTAACCGGTGCTCCGCGCCGTCCTTCACGCTCAGGTAGTAGCTGTCTCCGTCGTTGCCGGCTACCGCATCGGTAAACTCCTTCTCGCCGAAGTTGTCGCTGATCAGCACCGGCGTGCCGCCGGAATAGGCGTATACCCCGTGAGGGCCTTTATAGAACAGCGTGTCGTTGATCACCTGCTGGCTTTTCTGACATCCATCCTGCAAGCCCTCCATTTCGTAGGTGTACATGGCGTACTCCGCCGGATAGCTGCCCAGCATCTTGTGCAGCTTTGTCTCCTTCCAGAACAGCACCGAAGAGCTCAGCTTGCAGCAGCCGGTGAATTTCCCCTCCGTGCCCACTGCCAGCGTATAGGCGTCTGTGGATAGTCCCTCATACACGTAAAAATTCGTGGGGTCGCCCAGCGCGCTGGCGTATATGGTCTGCGTGTCGTTGTCGCAGCCCCACAGCCGGTTTTCGCTCTCGCATATGTAGTCCAGGTCCGGTATCTTTCGCTCGATCTTAATGCTGGTGCTGGCCTCGTTCACCGCCGTAAATGTGTTGTCCGCCACCGTGATCGTGTTGGAGGTGACCGCCTTAATGACAAAATCCTTGTTGTTCTCCGTCTTGGATGTGCAGCCGGAAAGTGTCACGCCGTCGCCCGCTTTGAACTTCGTGGTCAGGTCCGCCCAGCCGTTCACGGTTATTTTGTTAGTGGCAAACGTGGCCTTGCTGCCGGTGATCTCCGCCGCCAGCGGCTTTACGGTCTGGTCCTTGATGTCCAGATACACCTTGTCCGGCCATATCACCATCTTGGTATTCACCACGGCAAACTGCTTCTTTCCCGCCGTCACCGTGCCCACCGTCTGCCCGTCGTACAACAGGGAAGTCCCCTGCACCGCCACCAGCTTGTCCCACGATGTCAGCGCCGTCACATTCTTGTACCCGGTCTGCTTCAACCTTCCTTTCCGCGTGGTGATGTACGGCCACCGTCTGGCCGACAAATTCAGGCTGTCCCGCAAATCGCCGTTCTGTATGGCATCCGACCAGTTGATGCCTCGCATCTGCACCATCTCCACCTTGTTGGGGTTCAGGGAATAGGGCAGGCTTGCCAGTCTCATCCCATCACCTGCACATTCCCGGTGTTGTCCGGGCAGTGCTGCCGGCGCCACCACGCCATCGCCTCACTCATCGCCTCGTCATACACCGCCTTGTCGTTGCCATACAGCGCCGTTTCGTTGTTGTAGTAGTCGATCTGGCTGCACAGATACAGCACATACACCCGGTCGTAGGGCGCGGGGAGCAGCAGCTCCCCGTCGCCCGCCGGCCAACTGTGTACGTAGGAGTCCATATCGATCCTCTCCCCAATCTGCTGGTCCAGCCCCATCACCCACGCCGCTTTCTGCTCGTCGCTTATGGTGTTCAGCCGCAGCTCGTCCGCCTGCGAAATGGTATCTGTAACCGTCATGTCTTCACCTCACTTCACGATCTCCCACGTGCCGCTTTTCCCGTCCGCGCTCCGCGTCACCTTCACGGTGTACGTTTCGGTCACGGTCGGCTGTTCCGGTGTCTCCGGCTCCACATACGGGATGCCGAACCACTCGCACAGGCCCTTGGCGGCGCTCTCCGCCACCTCTGTCATGTGCTCGTGCCACCAGCCGATGTCGTTGGGATTGTCATGGAAAGCGTGTTCCTCGTAAAAGCTCACCGCGTTCGGCACCCGCAGCTCGTACCACTTGGCGTTTGGCACCAGCGTCACCTTGCCGGGGTACACCTGCTTGCGGTATTTCACCATGATCTCGCCCAACTTCTTCCCCTTGCTGGAATAAGTGTAGTACATGGGGTTGCACCCGCTCACCCGTGTCTGCTCCGCGCCGTTGCTGATGGCGTTGGTGTGGCTGACGTAATGCACGTCCGCGCCCCATGCGTTGCTTTCCCTCACGTTCTGCTTCATGATGGCATCGCCGTTGTCGCCGTTCATGGGGGTGCGCCGGTACCCGCGCTTAGTGGCAATGCCGCAGCGGTTCAGGATCGGCTCCAGAATGTCGATGTACTCGTTGTTCTCCAGTGCCTCATAGCACTGTTTCCCATCCGGGCGCGGATATACACAGGGGTTTGCCATGTGCATAGCCGGGGACAGGTAGACTTTCGGGGCGGCCATTTACATGGCCTCCTCATCCAGCGTAGATTTCTTGTAGCTGGCGCTGGAAATGCCCAGCAGCGCGCCAAGGAACACGGTAATGCAGGAGATAGTCCCCGCCACCTGCTCGATGTACGGCCAGCCCCAGATGCCGCCCAGTCCCACGTACAGGGCACTAAGGGCGGGCAGCACGATCATAACCACCCACTTGATGATGTCATAGGTCTTGTTGTTCAGCTTCATATTTCTTCCTTTCCGGCTTTACGCCTCTCTCTTGATGGGCAGCTTCCTTACTTCCTCCATGACCCGTTTTGCGCTGCCGTTGCCGCCCATCTTTTCATACGGCTGGTACAGATAGTCATTGAGGTTTTCGTACTCGTCCTGCGTGATGTACCCCCTTGTCACGTACACCATGCCCAGATGGATGATGCGGTCATGCGCCAGCCCCACCAGCATCTTCCGCTCTGCGTTATTCTTGTCCGCCCGCTTCGATACCAGTGCCCACAAACCGCTGCTTGTCAGCACCGCTACCGCCAGCGGTACGGCGATCTGCTGTACCCACGGTTCCATTCGCCGCGTTCTCCTCTCAAATTATTTTTGCCCCTCGACACCCTTCGACCGTTTCTGACACGCCACCTATGCTATCCTGCTTGCAGAAAGGAGGTGTTCCCATGCCCGAGTATTTCACCCTGTTTAACGCCGTCACCGACGCCATTGCCCAGCTTGAAAAGGCCGTTGCTGCGCTCAAACAGGCACAGCTTGATGCCGAAGAAGCCTACATCCAGCGGGGGGAGTAATTCTCCCCGCACCCTTTTTACTCTGTTACTTCCGCCCACAGGCTTTCCGTGCCCGTAGCACCCGGCTCCCATGCGGACGATATTGTGTAGTCATCCTTTCTTTCAATTGTTTTGTTAGACGCAGAAGCCGAAAGCGACGTCATAACCGCCGTCGGCGCCGCCAATGCCGGCGCCGCCGTTGCTGTTGACACTACAGAAACGAAAGCTGCTGCCAGAACGAGGAGAACGCTCCCACCAGGCGTTAGCGGAGCCACCTTTGTTCTTCACCTTCGAGTTGCCTGCCTTGTAATATGCGTACTGCGTTCCTTCTCCAGAAACGGAATAGGTGGTGGAACCAAAGATTTCGATTTCGGCCAGCAGGAAGCAGCTGTCGGAGACTGTTTCCGTACCGCTTGAAGAACCGCCGCCAGTGCCGGAAACTTTATTGACCGGCTTGATGGCTGTCTGCCATGCTGCGGGCAGATACCCCTTCATAGTCGCCATCGTCGAGGTGCGCATAGCGCTACTCTTCCAGCCGCCGCTGTTTGTGTTAGAACTGTTCATCACATAGGTCGTTGCAAACAGGTCATGCATCTGGAATGTGATACCAGCCTTGCCGGTCTTGGTGGTAGCACCATACGCGGTAGATGTTGTCAGCGTATCATGGTTAAAGCCAATCACGTCAAATGCGTAATTGACACCATTCAGTGCAATCGTTACCTGATCGCCCACATCAATCTTACGGTGGATGTCGCCATAATCCACATATACAGTCAGGGTCGCACTGGTAATATCTCTATTGTTGGATATGGCCGCAGACATAAGGGATAGAACGGCTGGTCTAAGGCTGGATAATCCGTCTGTATAAGTCACGCCGGATTGTGGTGTCAGACTGGCAAATGCCATTTTATAGCCGCCAGCACCCCCTACCATTATTGGCCTACCGATAATTGAACTCATATTTTCCTCCTCAATTCGAGTACACCATCGTCTTTGTACCCTGTATCGTCATGGCCGTGGAGGGCGTACCGCCTATACACACGGCCTTTACCGTTCCGTCTGTGTTCACGAACACCATCGCCTGTACGCCGTCCTCCTGCAGCTGCTCTATCTGCGCCACAGTGGGCTGCGGGTCGTACATGTACTTGGGATTTTCGCCCACCACGATGGTCTGCTCATACTTGCCGTCCACCTCCGTCCACGTGGCAGTCAGGGGAATGGAGATCAGTATCACCTTCGGTTCGTACTCCGCAGGATCCGGCGGCTCGCTTGCGCCGTTCTCCGTATATACGAACACCAGCCGCATGGCCAGCGCCACGCTGGGCACAGCGCCCACGCAGGTGACTACGATGCTTCCGTCCACGTTGTTGGCCTGCATGATGGTCACGCCGTCCGACACGATCTGCGCCAGCTGCTCCGGCGTCGGCGTCACGTCCACCCGGTAATGAGTGTCCTGCCCGGTCATCACGGTCTGCGTGTAGGGGCCGGTCCCTTCCCAGGTGGTGGTCAGCGTCACGATCTCCTCAAAGACCTTCGGCTGGTACGCTGCCGTACCCACCGCCCGCTGTCCGTCCGCCTGATAGAAGACCTTACCCGCAGTGACACTCGCCGGGGTGGCCGTCGTGTCAGTGACATCCATCAGGGTCTCACCGAAGAACTCTACCCGGCTGTTCGCCACTTACATCACGCTCCGATCGTCACGGTCTGACCGCCAGCAGGATTGTCAGCGTAGGCAATGGGCACACCGTTCACCACCACCTCGGTCAGGTGGTCATAACCCTCGTCCGGCAGCACGGAGAACTGCGCCTTTGCCGGTGTCACGGTCTTTTTCTGGCCGTTCACCAGCTCACCGGCGTAGGTGCCGGTCACGCCCAGGATCTCCACGCCGCTCTTGATGTTGCCGGCGATGAGCTTCGCCTCCTCCGTGTCGGCGATGCCCGCCGTGCCGCTGCCGTCGTGGTAGCCTGCGGGGATGCTCACCGGGATGCCTTTCTGCGTCACCTTCAGCGCCACCGCACCCTTGTTGGGCATGGTGCCGGTCACCTTCTGTCCGTTCTTATAGGCGGTCTTCCCGGTCAGGATCTCCGCCGCTGTGGCGGTGGCATCCTTTGTGTCCGCGTCGAAGGTACAAGTGCCGGTCACCGGTGCGCCGGTCTTGTCGTGGGCCGTAGTGCCGGCCAGCAGCTTATCCGCCGTTACGTTGTCCCCGGTCAGGTCCATAAGTGTCTCGCCGTAAAATACGATCTTGGAATTGTACTTTGTCTCAGGCATGTGTTTACCCTCCTATGGTCATAGTCCTGCCGCCCGCCGCGTTATCTACCACGTACCGCGGTATGGCGTGCAGCATTACGTCGTTTGCCATCAGTCTGTCCTTTGTCTGTAGTGTCTCGTCCGTAAGCGCCGGCCACAGCTCATAGCCGCCGTCGTACAGCTCCGGCGTCACCCCGGTCATCACGCCGAAGTCCGCCGTAAAAAAACTGTCGTCCGTTTCAAACACCGTGCCGAACAAACAGTTGTCCGAGCGAAACTGAACGTTACACTCCATCCAGTTCACCCTCTCTCAGCACGTCGTCTACGCTGGCGGTGATCACGCCGGAGTTCAGCCGCGTGCTCCCCATGCCCACGCGCAGCTGAATGTGTACCGGCGTCCTTGCCGCAAACCGCGCCGTCTCCTGCTCCGTAAGGCGCACCGAGATGGTCTGCTCACCCATCACTGCGTCCTCCAGCCGCTTTTCCACCACCAAAGCCCCCCGCTGCTCATAGGCAATGCTAAGCAGCGTGATCTTGCTGGTGTCCAGCGGCACTGTGAACGTATGGGTGGGCGTGGTGTATCTCCCAAATCTGTTATCCATTTACACCGCCCCCTTCACGTCGTACATGGTGGTCTGCAGCGTCAGCGCCGCCGTAGGTTTCTCTCCCACCGCATGGGCGGTGAACGTCCCGTTTTCATTGGCGATGTACAGGGCGCTGGTGCCGTCCTCCAGCATCTGCTTGATGGCCGTCTTGTCCGCCTCCAGATCCACTTGCTTTCCCGCTGCGCCGCCGGCAATGGTCACCGGCTGCTTCCAGTCGTCGCCGTCCGCCACCCAGCCCGCCACCGTCAGCGTCACAGAGCCCTTGATGATGCTGCCCTGTTTGGCGTTCAATGCCGTCTGTGTGGCCGTGGAAATGGGCTTTGCAAGGTCGCTGGTGTTGTCCACGTTGCCCAGGCCGACCATTCCCTTGTCATAATCTCCCGCCTGTGGTACAACGCTTCCTGCGCGTCCGTTGAAGCTCACCACGCCGCCGCCTGCGGCCTGCTGTGCCTGTCCGGCCCAGTACGCCGCGCTTTTTTCGCTGGCCGCTGCCGCCGCTGCGCTTTTAGCCGCCGCCGTCACGGCATTACCTATGCTTCCGGCCGCCGCCGTGGCGGTCTCCGCGCTCTCCGCCGCGCTCTGCGCCGATGCCGCCGCCGCATTGGCCGATGCCGCCGCCGCATTGGCCGATGCCGCCGCGCCGTTTATCGTGCCAAGAACCGCGTCGATCTGGCTCTGCAACTGCTCGGCCTGCGTGGGCGGCACGTCTTGCTCCGTCTCCGCACTGGTGTCCCACTTGCTCTCGCCAACGGTGAACGCGCCGTGCACCGCCGTAGTGGCCCGCGTTTCCTTATCGCCGGATACCGCCGCGCCCTTTACGGCCAGCGTCATCTCCCCGGCGTATTTCTTTGCGCCGTTGGGTACCGGGACCATATACACCGTGGTGCTGTTCTTCTCCAGCAGGTCCGCCGTCAGCAGCGTTTCGATGGTCTTTTCACCCAACGCGTCCCGGAACTGCACCGTCTTGGTCAGCCCCTCCCACAGCGGGGAGAACTCCATCCGCAACACAACGTCGTTGTGGCTGCCAGCCGCGCCGATAAGCACCTTGTCCCCGGCGATATACTCATTTTGGATTTTCAGAGGGATCGTCCTCGTCATGTCCGCTCCTTTCTGCCGTGAAAAAACGGCACAGCAAGCAGGAAGGATAACGTCCTTCTCAGCTTGCTGCGCCGTGTCACAGCCGTTTTTGGGTCTCGCGGTGGTATGCAGTTGTCAGTTCAGCTGCTGCTTTACCGCCTCATACTCCCGGGCCTTTTCCTCCAGCATCTCCGCTGTGGCCGCGTCCTGGGCCATCGACCGGCGGATGATGTTGTATACCGGCCGCGGGATACGGACGTGCTTGCCCCGCTGGATGCGGTACACCTTGCCGTTCAGCCCCACCACGATGTCGTCCTTGTATCTGTCGTCGTCCTTGAAAGCGTAGAACGAGACCATGCCGTCGTCCGCCTCTCTGACAGACATGCCACGCATGACCTCCTCGGCGGCCTTTGCGGCCTCCTTGGCGTCCTCAGCCTCCTTCTTGGCCTGCTCCAGCGCCTCGTTGGCCGCGGCCAATGCCTGTTCCATTTCCTCAGGCGTTCTCTGCTTCTTTTCTGCCATGTTTATCACTCCTCATGTCCGGGGCGGAGGGGGACGATGCCCCCTCCGCTTGTGTGTCAGTTCATCAGGCCGCTCTCAAAGGTAGAGGCGGACTCGATACGCACCATGTACTGCTCCACCAGTCGCTCGGCCACCTTGGTCAGCTTCCAGCCGGCGGTGGCGCGCTGGTTCAGCGGGTCAGCGGTGCCGGAGGAGCCCAGCTGCTTCACGATGTGCTGCAGACCGCCGCCCTCCAGCTCGGTCACGCCGTATGCGTCGGCGCCCACGATCAGGGTGGAATACACGTCGCGGCCCTTTGCGCCGCCCTCACCGGGATAGATCACGGTAGACGCGGCAGGCGTGGTTGCGGGGCTGTCCTTCACGGTGATGGTCGCAGCACCGGCAGCACCTGCGGCCGCGGACGCCACCTCCATCAGCTCGCTGCCCACCAGGATCTCGCGGCCGGTCAGCGCGGCAGCCTGGTTGGTGCTCAGGGCCTCGGTGACGGTGATGACCTTGCCGGACGCGCTCTTGACGGTCAGGTCACGAACAGCGGCGTTGCTGCCGTCGGCGATCACCAGGTCGGGGGCGTGGAAGATCTTTGCCTCGGTGGTCTCTACGAAACGGACGCCCTCGATCTTGCCGATCTCGCCTTCATAGATACCGTCGGGGTCGGAGTAGGTCTTCACGTCCACCCACTTCTTGTCGCTCATCAGGTCATAGGCGGTATCGGGGTGAATGATACCCGCGAAGTAGCCGTTGATCTTCTGGGCGTTCATGACCTTCAGCGCACGGACGGCCTTGCGGATGTCGTCCACGCTCAGATACTTGTTGTTGGCCTCAGTGGCGTCGCCGCCCACCAGCTCGCTTCTGTCCTTGGCGCCGCCGGCATACACCACGTTGGTGCCGCCTGCCAGCACCTCGCGGGTGATGGTGTCGGAGGTACGGCCGGCCTGAGAGGCCAGCAGGCGGGTGGCCTGCACCAGGTTGTTGTCAATAGCGGTCAGCTCCAGGATGTCGGACAGCTCGATGTAACCACCGTACTGCTTGATGGTCGCACGGATGACGCCCATGCTCAGCTTCTGGCCGGCGGGGGTCACACCTTCGGTCAGGGGCACCAGCGCCTTGGGCAGGCTGTCGTACTTGCGGAACTCGATGGTCTTGCCGCTGTTCTTGGGGATAGGATGCTTCTGGCCAAACTGGTCATGGATAAGCTCCGGCTCGGCCAGATTGATAAGACGCATAGAGTAATACGTCTTCATCTCGTCGGACAAGCCGGCGTCCAGGGTGGTGTTGGTGTTGCCGTCAAACAGGTTCAGCACCACCGGCATCAGGTACAGGTCACAAATGGTATTCATCATAGTTTCATAGCTCCTTTCAGCATATCGCAGCGGAGCCGTGAGAGATCAGAACGAAATGCGTTCGCCTCTTGCCACTCTCCGCTCGATCTCCTCAAAGTCTGCCCTTGTCAGCTTTGAGGGATCCGTCTTTGTTACGAACGCGCTGTTGGAGTTGGTGCCGTTTTCGTTGGGACGATTGCCCTTTGCGCGGACGGAGTCTGCCACCTTCTTTTCCGTGCTGGCGGCCGCGGCCTGTACCGCGCTGCCCATCAGCTCGTCGAAATGCAGCACGCGGTAGGCGTGCTCCACCGGTGTCCCGGCCTTCAGCAGGCTCAGAAACTCCGGGTTCTGCAGCTCCTGCATCAGGTCGAAGCCCTGGTACAGGGGGTTGCCCTTCATGGCCTCCGCCTCCTTGTACCACTTCTCGCCCTGCGCCCGGAAAAACTCGTTTTGCTGCTGCTCCTGCTGGCTCCGCAGCAGCTCGGCGTTCTCCCGCTTCAGCCGGCGGAACTCCTTGTACTGCTCCTCGCTCATGCCCGCCTCCTCGGCGGCCTCGCTCCAGTAGGCGTGGTCGTTGTCCACGGCCTCCAGCAGCCGCGCGGCGTCCCCGTCGTCGATGCCGTAACGCTCCATCAGCGTATCCAGCACCGGCTGGTAGGATTTCATCCGCTTCTCGTTCTCCCGCGCCTCCTTAAAGCGCCGGTCGATCATCCGCTGCGTTTCCTGGGTGTACAGGTCCTTGTACTCCCCGTTGATCAACTCCCTGAAAGCCTTTTTCTTGGCCTCCAGCGCGTCGGACGCGGTCTCCACGTCCTTCACCTTCTCCTCAGCCCCGGCGTCAGGCTGCTGCTCCGTCTGTGCTTCGCTCTCCGGCTGTTTGCCGTACTTCACGTCGCTCAGTGCGCCCGTTTTGCCCTGGCGGGTGGTACCAGTGCTCGCTTGTGTCTCGCCCTGTGCTGCGGGAGCTGCCGCCCCGCCGCCCTCGCCGTCAAACAGGCAAAGGCTCATGTCAAAAAGGTACATATCTTGTCCTCCTAATAATGCGCGGGCATGTCGCTCCCGTGTGGCGTCCCCGTTCCTGCGGCGAAGCGGTGTCTCATAACCGCCGCCCCGCCGCCCGGAACAAAAGGGAGGTACAGAGTTCGCCTCTGCACCTCCCACGGTACCATTGCTTTTTCTGATTTTTCCACTTAAAAGTGGAATTTTCAAAATTTTACAGAAATTTTTTTCGGCGCCGCTTTTTCCAGCTGCAAAAAGCCGATCTTCAGCAGGTCGTACAGCCATTCCCCGCCGTGCCAACGCAGGTACGCATCCCCGCTGTCCAGCTTTTCATACACCAGCTCCGCCTCCTGCGTGTTGTGCAGCCACCCCGCCGCCGTGTACATGAGGCAGCTTACCGCCGCACAAACGTCCGGTGCGCCCGTGGCGTGTCCCCTGCACCTGACAGAGCAGCTGTCCCCGCGGTGCATCGTCACCTCTGTCATACGCTGGGTGTGCTCCGCTTGGCAAGCGCCTGCCCGTACCCGGTCATGGGCGTCTGCGCCTCCATGATGCCGCTTGCAAGGCCGTTCCCGCCGCCTCCGCCGCTCTCTGCGGCATTGGTGCCGCCGCCTGCCTGCGTCTCCTCCTGGGGCATGAGAACGCCGGTGATCGCCGCCAACTGCTGGCTCATCTGCATCACCATGTTCAGCAGCGTTTGCCCCTGCATGACCTTCTCCTTCACCGTCTGTATGCCCTCAAAGTCCATCATGTCCAGCGCGATCAAACTGGCCTGCGCGTTCTCCGGCGCGAAAAAGCCCATTGCGTACAGCTCCTTGGCCCGCTCGTTCTGCTCCATGCGGCTAAAGGGGTTTTTCTTCTGCGCCTTGATCTTCAAATCAAACACCGGCCGGCGGAACATGGGATTGCCCATCGTATCCAGTCCGGTCACCTGGTCCTGCAAGCCGGTGTTGTCGAAGTCGATAAACTGGTACTCGCTGCCCTCACCTGTAATGCGGAAGCTGCGGCTCAGGTCGTAAAACTGCCGCATCAGCTCCACGCACAGTGTGTTGATCTGCGTATACGCCCGATAGCTGGCGGCGATCATGTCACGGCTGGCCTTGTTGCCCGCCTCCTGCAAAGCTGCAATGGCCGCCGCCGCGGTCACGTTGGTGGTACCGCCGGAGTTCACATCACGGTTGGCCGCCGTGTCCTTCATCTCCTCGATCTTCATCTGCGCCACAGTCACATAGATGTCGGAAAGCGGCTGCGTCACGATCTCCTGTATGCGCCCGTCGTCCAGCGGCCCGTTCACATGCACCAGCGGCCGGTTCCAGTCCAAAAACTCCTGCTCGTTGATGGCCGTGGTGTCGCTGACAAAGAAACGCTTTTTCGTGGCCATCATGGCGTTCTCCAGAATGTTGGCGCTCAGCTTGTCGATGTACAGCTGCGGGTCCTTGCAGATGGCCACATAGCCGAAGCCGATGGGGGTACCCTTCTCCGGGTACATCACGTCCAGCACCACCGGATACATACCGTGGTCATAAAAGCCCCGCTCCCGGTACTCCGGGTCGTTCTCGCTGGCGTACAGCAGCGTGGAGCCCACGAATTTGATGTAGTGCAGCGCCGTCCTGCCATCCGGCGTCTTGACCTTGTAATACCAGTCCACCACCACGCTCTTGTCGCTGGTGTCCACGTTGTCGTCGTAGATGTACTCCTTCACGTCCACGACCTTGCCCTTCTGCTTGCCCTTCAGCTGCGGGTACTCGCTGTCCAGCAGGTCGTTGTCCACCAGGTCTACGATAAACAGGTTCCGGCTCTTCTGGATGTCCGTGATGCCCGGCTCCCAAAACAGCTTCAGCAGATCGATGTCCCGTATCTCGATGTCGCCCAGTCCGTTGTCCTTCTGCGGATCCCAGAAAATGCCGTACACCGCCGTGCCGTGCTTCAGCTTCTCCCACCAGTTGTCGGAGTACACCTGCTCGAAGTGGTTGTACTCCTGCACCACCGGCAATATCTGGCTCAGCGTCTTGGCGCTCTGCTCGTCGCTGCGCTCCCGGGGCAATACCACCGGCTCCGGGTAGTTGTCCATCGCGTCGGCGTGCTTGTTCTGAATGGTGTTGAACAGCCACGCAGAGGACGGCTTGGGCTCCGGCGGCGTAGACGTGACCTCCTTGCCGCTTTTGTCCACCCGCTTTGCCTTGCTCTGACCGATGCCCTCCCAGTGCCGCAGCTCCCACCACAGCTCGTCGTTGACGATGCGGTTTTCCAGGTTGCTCTTGCCGTCCTTGTACTTCGTCAGCAGGTCGATGCCCCGCTCCACGTCCCGGTCCGTGATGGTGGGCGTCTGCTCTGTCCGCTGCAGCAGCATGGCCGCCATCTCCGGCGCCATGTCCTGCTCCTCCGGTACGATGCCGGGGATACCGTATCTCTCCATGCGCTCCTCCTTAATACACTTGATAAAATGCGTACCGGCTGGGCCTGTACTCGTCCTCTGTCTCCAGCGGGGAATACGGCCGCTCCACCGTCCTGTATTCCTCCCGCGGCCCTATGGGGTTGCGCATGCACACATACCGCAGCTGGTCGTAGATGTGGTCCTCGCCGTCGGTGTCGATGTCCTCCACGTCCGTCTGGTCATAGACCAGGTTCGGCACCGTCCGTATAAAATGCTTGCAGGTGCTGAACACATACAGCATGGGCACTCCATCCTCGTCAAAGGCCAGCCGGTGGTGCACCTGCATCTTGCCGTTGATCCGCGCGTGGTCACCCTTCTCGAAGTACACCCGCTGCCGCTCCATCAGCGCGCCAACGCTCTCCGTGCCGTCGCTTTGCCAGATGGCCGGGTCGCCCACACGGTGTATCTGTTTCCCCTTCAGGTTGGGGTCCTCGTCCTCGATCCTACGTATCTCCTGCGCCACCTTTGTTGGCTCCCACATCACGCCCCGGTTAGGCGTTCCCGTGCAGCCATATAGCTCCCGTATATGGTACATCCGCCTGTTGCGGTCCACGGCGTACCACCCCACGGAAAAGGGCCGGGAATAGCCCCAGTCCAGTCCGCACCAGATCACCCAGTCCTCCGGCACCCGGAACGGCGCGATCACGTGGGTGTTCTTCCGGTCCATATAGTGCTCGCTGTCGTTGCGCCACTCCGTGAACACCTGCCCCTCGAAGCTGTCCCAATTGCCGTACAGCAGGGCGTTCCGCTCCGCCTCCGGCATGCTGGCCAGCCGCTGGACGTACATGGGGTCGTTTTCCATCAGTATCTTGTTGTCAAATACCGAGGACGGCACGAAGATCCGCTTCTGCTGCCCTATGTGCTTCCTGCCGTCCGGCGTGTACCACGCAGCCTCCTCCGTGATGGTCTGCATCGGCGCCGCCGCCGTGATGAAGCGCTCCTTCACCCACCCGTGGCCTACGCCGCCGGGATTGGCCGTGGAGCGCATATACACCCGCGTCCCCGGCCCGTTGGGCCGGTTTCGGGATTTCAGATACTCGTATTCCTCCTGCGTAAAGTGCGTCAGCTCGTCAAAGGCGATAAAGTCATAGGCCTGCCCCTGATACTGTATCTTGTCTTGCGGCCGGTTCATGCTGCCGAACACGATCTGCGCCCCGGAGGGAAACCGCCATGTGTGGCTGCTGCCGTTATACCTGGCCTTGGGGTATACCCGCGGGTAGTAGTTCAGCGTCTTGTCGATCAGCTCCCGCAGCTGCGGGAACGTCTTTCGCAAGATCAGCGCCTTGTACCAGGGGATATGCACCTGCCGCAGCGCCTCTATGACCAGCGCGTCGCTCTTGCCGCCGCCTAACCTGCTGCCCCGCCATAAAGGGCTTCATACTCCGGCCTTGCCATAAAGACGGCTTGCCTGGCCTGTGGCTGCCAAACGACACTCGGTGTATTCATATCACATCACCTCCCTATAAAACCGATGACCGGCGACATGATCTCTTTTCCCCTTGAGCACATCCGAGATGTGCCTGCTGTTAAAATATCTTTCTGCGTCCGACACACTATCGAAGTACAATCGTTCCCCGGTTGTTTCGTTTTCTGCAACAACCGGAGTTTTTCTTGCGCTGTTCGTTTTTTCAGACGCCGCGAACACATTGCTCCACAGCCCTGTTTTAATCGCATGCCGGGCGTTGTCAGCATTGCTTATCCACTCCAAATTGGATGCCGAGTTGTTTTCCTTATTACCGTCAATGTGGTTTACCTGCGGCAAATGTTGTGGATTATCCAAAAACGCCTTTGCGACTTCACGATGTACTTTAAGAGAGAATTTCCGCCTGTTAATGGTTACACGGACACGGCAATAGCCCTTACTGTCTTTTTGTTGCTTAAGTATGCGCCCATCGCGCAGGTTCGACCTTACTCGACCCGCATCGCTTACATCTAACGCACCATCTGTGCCATGTATGACTTTCCAATTCTCCACAATAAGCCTCCTTTTAAAGTGTGGCTTTACTCATCCCTGACCTCCGGCATCAGCACCACGCCGATCTCCTGCCGGTCAGTCTCCGGCGCTTTCTCGCGCCACCCGAAATTGCAGCTCAAGCTGAACTTTGCGCCGTTCGCGCCGTCACGGTCATACAGCCGCGCCTCCGCGTATTCCTCGCACATGGACTTCGCGCGCGTGACCGTGTCCGTAAACTCAGGCCGCGCCTGATAGTCAAGTAGCGCTTGTCTGCCCGTAAACCCCAACGCCAACGCAAGCCCCGTTATCGTGGGCGGCTTCTGCCCTATCAGGATGACGTTGCCGTATTTGTCCATAATGGGCTGTCCATCATCGCCAATAATAGGTTCTCCCTTGCAGCTCTCAAAGTAAGCGTCAATGGCTTTCTGCATTTGCTTGACGCTTTGGTATTTTCTCGGGCATCCTACCTTTGCCATTTTGCTCACTTCCTTCCTTGTCTGACGCACCGGCCTCCCACCACTGGCCTTTGTCATTGGCACGTCTGTACCCGGCTTTCGCCTCACCTGAATATTCTCCCACCGTGAGCTATGTGCCCCGCAAGCATACATAGCGTCCACCACGGCGAAATCCTTTGCAGTAAGCAGACTATTTGAGACGCATCCCATACAGCGGTCTGCCAGCGCATTGTTTGGGCGGCATTGCAGTCCTGCCCTGCTTTAGCGCTTCAGGGAAAGTCCCCGTCACTCGCTGTGGTCTCCCCTTACGGGGCACCTATGCCGCAT